CTCTTGGTACCTATCCGTTCACCGAGGGTGAACCCAAACTTTTCCTCGAAAAGTTCCTTTATCATCTACTATCAATTAAGAAATTAAAGAACCTAATATGGATGAACATTGTATCCATCGATATTGGGTTAAAAAATTTGGGGATGGTTGAGTTTTGGTGGGACGAACATCCCAGGCATCACCCTGAACTCGTCAAGTGGCACAAGGTTGATTTGACTATGCTTCCGCACAAGCGTGTTCAATTTCACGCGTGCGACATCCCGCACACGAACGAGATGGCTGACCTGGTGGCTCACTTTATGCAGGAGTACCACCCGATCTTCGAAAAGGCGGACACCATCCTGCTAGAGCGGCAGCCACCGGGAGGCCTTCTTGAAATACAGTCGTTGCTTTTGTTTAAGTACCGTCGCAAGGCGCATCTAGTGAGCCCTAATTCGGTTCATGCTCACTTCACGATGAATCATCTGGACTATGAGGGCCGAAAGGAACGAAGTCTGTCTCTGGCGCGTCACCGTCATCCAGGGATGATTCCCGAGACGAGTTCTCGATGGCACGACATATCGGACGCGATTCTGTTTGCTCACTTTTGGTGCAGCCGCCAAAAAGTACCTCAGAGCCTAGAGGTACAAGTGGCATTCGAAGAGTTTCGTTTGACTCGGAAACCATCCTATAGCAGTATTCCATGTAGTACGAAAACGGATTCATGAACATGAAGGGTCTCATAAGTCCTGGAATTTTATTTTTATAATCGAGCCAGGTCCTAACCCAGTGGTCTTTATTTTCGACCCATTCCACTGGACTGGTCACATGAACAAATTTGTCTCTTTTGTCCAGCATGTTGAAGAGTTCCCATGCTCGTTCCATAGTATTAAAGATATTACTCTACAAACTTTTAAATGAAGATCGCAGTTTGTATTCCTGGCAACACATTTTCGCGCGAGGTGATGATGGACGTCATCAAGTTTCTTGAGGAAGCTCGGGTGGCAAAATGGGAGGTTGTTTTGTCCATGGATTATGATCCGAATGTATACTACGTTCGTAACAAGTTGCTCGGGGGTGATGTGGGTCTCGGACCCAATCAGAAGCCATACAATGGCGAGTTAGACTATGATTACGTCCTATGGATCGACTCTGACATTCGTTTCAATTTCAAGATGATTGAGCGTCTTGCGTCACACAAGAAGGATGCAGTATGTGGTCTTTACCGCATGCAGGATATGAAGCATTACCCTGTGGTGAAACACATGGACGACGAGTATTTCAAGGAGCACAAAACGTATCAGTTTTTGACTGTGGAAGATCTTGAGAAAATTCACAAGTCAGGTAAGATTGACCTAATGAAGATTGATTACTGTGGTATGGGTATGTTTTTGGTGAGCAGGGAGGCATTAGAAAGGATGAAGTACCCATGGTTTCAGCCGGTATGGATGGAGATCGGCGTTATGCGCGATTTCACCAGCGAGGACGCGGGTTTCTGCATCAAGCTTCGCGAAACTGGGACGGATATCTACTGCGATCCCTCGGTCATAGGAGGTCACATGAAACTCATGCCAATTTAAAAAAATAACTCGATCAAAAACAAGATGGACTTGACCGGTGAATTCGCAGTTCTGCAGATGCATGTTGATCGCAAGATGAAGATCTACGCGGATCAATGTATTGAAAACGCTATAAAAGCGTTATGTATGGATAATCCTAGTCTCTACAAGGAGGACATGTACAAGACGATGGCAAAGTGTCAATGCATGTACACATGTTGTCACATTGAAAAGCATGGTAAAAAGTGCATGCATCCGGCAGTACTTCGTGGATATTGTGAGAAGCATTCACAGCCAACGGCTTACGAGCAGATGACAAATAACACCAACCGGATTAATTTACCTAACCGAATAATGCCTTCGTTCGGGTCTTAAAGAATAAACGCAACTAAATACTAGTATGGAAGGACGATCTAAACTTCTTCTCCAGAGTCTTGAGCGGTTTTACGATGATCCTAAAAACGGTTCAAAATTACTGGATATAATTAATCACCGAATCAACGGCATTTCTCTTCGGACCATCGAGTGGTTCGTAACCAACTATGCGAAAAAAAATAACGTGAGTTACAATAAGGAGATTTCTGGACGCGTATTCACGGTGCATATTGAGTACAAATCTACGCTGGAGGGTTACAGCAAAAAGTTATTTGACCCATTTTGTCGGACGGAGCGCATCGATTTCACGGTAAACGGCGAGGTCATCAAGACCACGATCGGTCAGTTGAACTTTGTTCGCTGGTGCATCCAGAACAACATCATTGAACATACACTTAAGGAAGTGGATACAAAAAAGACAAATGCGAAGACCGGTCACAAGATACACGCCGCCGACGCCTCAGAAATTGATGGAGGCACTGGAAGCCGAGAAGTTTGCCAACCACTGGCGATCACAGGGTGAATATAAGTGGGCAGAGCGTTGGGAAGCCTACTCTAAAAATTGTCTCGACTCGCGTCACGGGGCGGTCGACAGACCCACTAACCGGGGTGAGGACCAAATGAGAAGAAAGTAATTGTTTATAATAGAATGGTGAGTGAAGCAGACTGGCATCCACAGCAGGCCGGAATCCTCAAGATTTGGGGAGAGGTCTCTGCGACATACCGCTACCTTCACTTCATGTCATACCATAAATACAAAAAGATGAGTATGCGCTTTACAATCCCAATCATCATCATTTCAACGGTGACTGGGACTGCAAATTTTGCCCAGGGGACATTTCCCGCGAACACACAATCCACTGTACCCCTGATAATTGGTGGGTTAAATCTTGTTGCGGCAATAGCTACGACGCTTGCGCAATTCCTGAAGGTGAATGAACTCATGGAGGCCCATAGGGTCAGTGCGGCGACCTACGGAAAGATGTCGCGTCACATGCGTCTGGAGTTGAGTTTGCCACCCGAGGAGCGTTCAATGTCGGGTCACGAGTTCATCAATATGACCAAGTTGGACATGGACAGGTTGATCGAGCAGTCGCCGTTGATTCCTGGTGACATTCTTCGGATATTCGAGAAGAAGTTTCCCAAGGAGGCACATCACTTTGCCCGTCCTGAGATTTTGGACATCCGGGAGATCACGCCATACAGTGAAGATGTGCACGAGAAGTTGAACTCGAGTTCGGCCGACAGGATTCGCAAGGCGGCGGCTCGTTTCTTCAGCACCAAGAATATAGACTACGACGTGCCTCCACCTTCACCGGGGTTCTCGCAGGTGTCCTTCGCTCCCAATGTCTTCGAGCCGGAGCCATTCCCTCCGACGTTCGAGGAGCTCCAGGTTGCGGAGACGCTCCAGGGACTTCGGCAGGATCCCACGACAGACTCTGACGAAGAAAATGCCACCCAAGTATAAAGAGAATGAAGGAAGAAGCGAGGAAAATCATCAAGCAAAGTGCGACCATGTGCAGAAAATCTTACGACGCGGCTGAAATGTGTCGCGAGGGATATCAGCCGATCAGCAGTGACGAGACGGGTCTGGACTGTTTCATCAAATCTGAAGACGGAATCACCTGGGTGGTGTTCCGCGGCACCGAGACGGACCAGCTCAACGACGTGTGTACGGACGCACTGACGTTCCGGGTCAAGACGCCGTTCCTTCCAGACGAGTGCAGGGTCCACGCCGGTTTCCTGGGTCAGTACATGAGTGGTCGCACGCTCATCATGGACGCGATCAAGCACTTCAACGACGCCAAGGTGGTCTGTACCGGTCACTCGCTTGGAGGTGGACTTTCTACGATCTGTGCCCTGGACGTCGAGCAGAACGCCGAGGGTGACGTGGAGACCTACTGTGTGACGTTCGGATCTCCTCGGGTTGGGGGCGGTCACTTCTGTCGTCTCTTCGATGCTGTCATTGACAACAGTTTCCGATTTGTGGATGTGAATGATCCCATCCCCCGGGTTCCTTTGCGTGCTTGGGGATTCAAACACGTAAAGGGATGTTTCGTTACCAGTCCCTACGGCTACAAGCCTGACCTCGAGCAGATCGAGGCGTCGTCGTTAGCCTGCTGTGCGGTCTCCGACCACGGGATTGATCTCTATGAAGCTGCGGTGAACTTTACGCCATCAGCTGAGCCTTGAGCATCTCGAACTCCTCATCGGTGGTGATGATGGGAGCCGCCTTGGCTACAGCCTTCTCGGGCTTGGCCTCTGCGGGCATCTTGGCCTCCGTGGGCGCGGGCTCGGCGACCGGAGCGGGCTTCTCCTCGACCTTGACGGGCACCTCGGTGACCTCCTCCTTGTCGGTGACAATCACTTTCTCCTCGTCGCCCTCCATGCCCTCGCGCGGTGCCATGAGCTGCAGGATGGTCATAATGAAGAACGAGATAGACACAATCGTCGCCCATGTGTTGCAGCCGCCCGTGGTGAGGCAGTTGACGTTGTAGACGGCAAGCGCGCCTGACAGAGCAAGGATGGCTGCATCCAGAACGCGAAGCTTGTAGGCTGATGCCAGCACCGGCAGTACGGCGGCGACGGCAACGATCATAGCCTGTTGAGACAACTTGGGCATCTTCATGTTCATCTTCATATTTGTAATTATCACATATTATTTTTGGCAATGCCCCACCGTTCACAATCTTCGGCAGTAAAGTAGATATCCTTCTTGAGCAACTTGTTCAGTTTGTCTTCTGGGATTTGTGTATACTGGGTATAGATTTTGCGGAGGGTCTCCATGAGTTTATCACAATTTTTGATTTCGTCCTTGAGTTCTTCATACTTGCCCATGGCGCCTGTGGAAAGTTGGTGGATCAGCAGATGGGCATGAGGCATAATCCTCCGATTCTTGGAACCCATTAGAACGAAGGTGGCTGCACTGGCACAAAATCCGTCGGCGACGGTTACCAGTTTGACCTTGAGTCTCCTGAGGTGGTCCATGCAGCTCAGTCCGGCAAAGAAGTCACCGCCATCGCTCCTGACATAAAGCACAATCTTGGGTTTATATTCTCTGACTGAAAGAAGTTTCTTTTCCAATGTCTTCACCTGAACAACAAGGTCGTGCATGGATTCATCGGATATTTCACCAGTGAAGTGGATATCATTTCCTATAATGTCGATGTTGTAGTTCTCGCCATCAACCCCGATATCGCTTCCGTCGTCGGACTCGTCATCTCTGCAGATAGGCCTCCTCATTGTTTGTGTTCTACAATGTCTTGTTCCCTCTCCTTTAACACATCTTTGATGGACTTCAAAACATCATTTTTGATTTTTAGTCCCAGAGATATCTGATTGATTAGATGAATCCCAGATGAATTTGTACAATATTCTGGGATCATTTCTGGGTTCAGACGTAAAACTTGCATGGTATCTGGATCCGATCTGACCCAATGTTTTTCTAGGGATTTCTTTAGTCGCATATTAAAGTCCTTGGTCCACACTCTGGCTGCCGCCATATTGTTGAATGGGATGCGATTTTGAATGATGACACATGGATTTATTACCGCGGACAAAACAAATTGTTCATGTATTTGTTCATTATACATAGTTGAATACATCACCGTGTCCCAGTAGTCCGCATCGACGAGGTTGTCCGCAATCCTGGATATCTCTTCTATGGTGATTCCCTTTGCATTAACATAATTTTCCTGCACGATGCCCATACGATTTCCGGGTTCGTCCATGTGCATTCCCAGATAGTCGTTCATCCTGAACTTTCCTTTGTTGGTTAGAACATCTTCCATGATTTCCTTGGTGGTCTTGAATAGATCTCTTTCGTGGATTGTTTCCACTATCTCTTTATTATTTTCAGGTTCCAATGTTTTGTCTTGAATTTGAATGGTGTCCAGGTTGTTTTCGCACGGTATAAAGATTCGGGAGTGAATCTTAATGCGATTTTGCTGAATCCAACGCCAACCTGGCAATTCATTTTTGATCATGGATGAATCATCGGTGACAATGTCAGCCTTGCTGAATCCGACGAAACCGAAAAAGTTCTCGGTGACATTCTGCGAACGTAGGGTGTCCGTACCCACATAGACCGCGGACGCGCCAATGGTCTTACAAATTTGTGCTGTAGACCAGTCCTTGACTAGAAATATTTTGCCTGGCTCGCAATTATCAAAGATATTATCTTTTTTGATTTTAAGAAACTTGTCCATGAGCAAGGAGGATGATCAGGATTTAACTACTCAAGCACTAGAAATGATTTTCAGTCACCCAGACATACACACACGTCTGTGGAAACCACTTAGATTACATCTGACCTATTATTTAACATGCACGGCAATAATTCATATGGTTACCATCACCATACTGATAATCATTCTGTGGAAGATCATGCGGAGTTCAAGCTGGACGCCAGGACTCCATTCAGGAGACTGAAGAACAACAGGGTCCCGATCCACTGGAAGATCTCCTTGCCCTGTGGAAACTGCAGTTTGGTAAGCTTGTTCTTACCTATGTTATAATGAACAAGCCCTTCAAGGAAGAAAACAAAGAAGGTTGTTAAAGCGACGATGCCAATCATTTATAATTCTAGAGATTAATATTAAGAATGCAGATCTTCGTGAAGACCCTCACAGGAAAGACGATTACACTGGAGGTCGATTCTTCAGACTCTATCGATAATGTGAAGGCGAAGATTCAAGACAAAGAAGGTATTCCACCCGATCAGCAGCGATTGATCTTTGCCGGGAAGCAGTTGGAGGACGGGCGGACGTTGTCTGACTACAACATTCAGAAGGAGTCCACGCTCCATCTGGTGCTTCGTTTACGCGGAGGTTTAATCGATCCATCATTGATCGCACTGGCCAAGAAGTACAACTGTGACAAGCAGGTGTGTCGCAAGTGTTACGCTCGGCTTCCACTCAAAGCCACGAACTGCCGCAAGAGGGGATGCGGTCACTCGAGTGATCTTCGTTTAAAGAAAAAAGGCGGAAACTAGAAAAAGATGAAGACCACAACCGACGTTGTTCATCAGAACCTCGCATTGGTTCACAAGCTTTCCTACAGATACCAGCGACCCGGTATTTCTAGAAAGGATCTCGTTCAAGAGGGAACACTTGGTCTTCATAGGGCAATCGTGAAGTACGATCCAGCCAGGGGGACCAAGTTGTCGACCTACGCCTACCCGTGGATAAGGTCTTACATGTCAAGATACGCGAAGAAGACACAAAAAGCCATGGACTATCTTCCTGTTGCCGAGGTGTGTCACATGGATGTTGAGCAAGACGACCTTGGATATCTCATGGAATGTCTCAGTTACAACGAGATGGAGGTTATCACGCAATTGTACTTCAACAATATATGTTTGAAGGATGTTTCCACGATGTTGGGTCTATCAAAGATACAGGTCAAGCGGTTTGAAGCGCGTGCCCTAGACAAGATGCGTCAACGTGCTCTTAAATGATTGTTTTCAATTAATAAATGGAAATGTACGATTTGAATTCCGGCGGAGGTGGTGGGACACCTCTGACCTACAACCCAAGTGTTCCAGACAATGGTGCGGGGACAGGTCTTAATGTTCCTAAACCCGGTTCGCATACTGACAGAGATTCTGGTTACGAGGCACAAAGGTCTGCTTTGGAGCGAAAAAATAATGACACTAGACAGCAAGATAAACCGATGCAGATGAGCAGTATGGCATTTTCCACTCCCATCTCGGATCTCGAATATGAGGAGCCCATGAACAATTCTATGTCAGCGGACATGCACACCATCATTCCTCCTCAGGCTTCGGTGGCTCCCCACGAGATGCTTATGGCTCAGCAGGCACCTCCCGCCACGCCTTCACCCGCGCCCGCACCCGCACCAACTCCATCTCCTGTTTATGAGGAGAAGAAGTATCCTCTCGGTCTTACCAAGGAGCAGTATGAGGCTTTGATTGTGGCTGCCCTGGTTGCTCTGATCTTCTATCCCGACGTTCAGGCGAAGTTGGCCTTGTACATCCCCAACTTCATGTCCAAGGATGGATCTCGCAGCATGGCGGGTCTGGCCGTAAGTGGCCTGATCGTGGCCGTCAGCTTCTATATGGCCCGAAGGTACTTTGTTGAAAAGTGATTCTTCACAAAAAAGTAGTGCTCTCTCCGAATGGGTTTCGATCCCATCACCTTGAGATTAACAGTCTCACGCTCTACCTAATGAGCTACCGGAGAACAATGTGAATTACCCAGGAAATCCATCTAGAACGAGCTACCTGGGCTTGAACTCACACTGTTATCTTGGAACTTTATGTTTAACTATTTGACGCATGATGGATCCTCCTGAAACCAGGATGACGGGAATGGGTCCAAACATCAGGACGGTGGGTGCAACTGCGAGTGCCACCTTCACCTTCTGACTTAAAGAAAGATCCTGCATATATAGTAATGTACGGATATTCTGTCTGGCTTGTGCCACTGAATCGTCGTCTTCTGACCAGGGTCTATAAGTTCAGGCACATCCCTCACATCACCATATCGACCAATCACGAAGACATCCCAGATCCTGTTAATCTTGGACAGCTTTATGACGTAGTTGATTTCAAACCGTACGGTCTTATTGGAAAGCAATACAAGTTTGACCCTCTGCATGCCACCGGATGGGAGTGCACTGTTGAAGATCTCTCGATTAAGCACGCGCCTCACATGAGTCACATGTATTCATTCTATCCGTATGACAAGGTGTTTCCTGTGTATCCAACACCGACCCGTTTGATCGCAGAGGTCTGTGTGGCTGACACTAGATCACCCGACTGGGAGGAATGGAAGATAATTAAAGAAAAGCTTCCAAGATAAAGTACAATGGCTTTTTTACCTTTTCTTCGGCACGGCGATCTTTATGACCTTCTGGACACGACGTCCAAGGTTCTGAACGAAATCCCCAACATTGAGAAACATTTTCACGGTAAGTTGGCGGACAGATTTATTTACAAGACCACCAAGTCCCTCGATGACGGCTTTGAGATTGAGATGCATCTTGCCGGCGTGGGCAAGGACAACATTCACATCACACTTTCTTCGGATGACCACGAGGTGACGGTGGCTTACGGAGAGAACCGAAGCGCCTCATTCGATTTGCCCAGTTACGTGGATGTATCGGACGAGGGTTACAAGGCGAGTTACGTGGATGGCGTGCTTCGTCTGTTCTTCAAGATGCGAACTTCGGACAAGAAGCGTCGCGAGATCAAGCTTGGTTAGACGAACATTGTTCCACCTAGACCACCTTGGCATCTAAATAAATTAAAATTAGTAGCATATAGACGGGCTTTTCTTGTGATAGAATTGTCAACGAGAGTTAATTCAAACAATTGTTTGGAAATGCGACTCATATTGATGGTTCCGGATGGAAACGGTCCTGAATCTTGGCTCACACTAAATATATTCACCTTGTAACTCGGTGTTTGTATATAGTGTTCATAAGGTTGAATGGCTCTCATTGTCATTTGATCAATATCAAAATAATTCTGACCGTTGAAAAAAAGTTTCCATCGCGTAACTTGGTCGTTCGAAAAACTCGTATATTCACCGGCGTCGACGCCTGAACTGTAATCGAACAATCCCGCCGTACCTGAATCGTTTTGTACGACCAGAATAAATTCCTTTACTGGATTTTCAAATTCCGTTCTGAAACGTATTTGATTGAGGTCATTTAAAGTCACTCGTGCCAATTGAGTTTGTTTTATTATATAATCCAGTTGTTTGCCAAGAAAAAATTGTCTATGTTCGTTTTCAAGATAAATTGCTTGTAAATTTAGTTCTAGTTTAGGTATATCAACATTTCCCAGTTCTGATTGCTTTCTAAGAAAAATTCTGACTTCGATACGGTGACGGTTCAGAGCCAAAAGTGGGAATGAATTTTCGTACCCCCTCCCAAAAAATGGCAATTCCAGTGAACAGGCGGAGCCTGGGACGATCGTACCATAACTTGTCGGTGTAATAGAGCGATTCAAAAGGACATCGTTGCTTTGGCGAATTCTTTGGGAATCTGTTAGGTCTGACATAATAGCCATATATTCTCCAGTAAGGCTAACTATGGTTTGACCTCCGACTACAAGATCGGCTCTTTCTACAAATGAATGAGCCGTATCTTGTGGAAATGGTTGATTGGTATTGTAAGTGAAATTTAAAAAGAATCCGGTGATGATATCACACGTGTCATTATCGACCGTGCATATTATAGATTCCCCCCAGTAGACATCAGAATCAAAAGGAAGCCTTAATATTTCGCTAGTATATTTTGCACGATCGGTGAATACTTTTTGGTAAAATGATATTTCAGGTCTTCCGGTTAAAAATGTATCCTGAAATCCTGTGACAGCAAGCTGCATCTTAATATGATGTGTTAAAAAAAGATTCAAAAAAATACGTGTAGATTAATAGACATGAATGTACAGCTTAAAAAATTCAATCCCGCTTCAATGGGTGACGACAAGGTCTGTGTATTTATTGGAAAACGTGGAACAGGAAAATCTACTTTGGTGACAGATATCCTTTATCACAAAAAACATCTTCCAGCGGGCGTAGTTATGTCTGCGACCGAAGAGGGAAATCACTGGTATCAGCAGTTCATTCCGGATCTGTTTATCTACGGTGAATATGACAGAGACATCATTGATAGGGTGATTGACAGGCAGAGAAAGATGGTGAACCTCAAGCCTCCACCGGGAAAGACGGAGCTGACTTCGCGGGACATTGGTGCATTCATCCTCATGGACGACTGCATGTACGACCGAAAGTTCCTCAAGGACTCGTGCATCCGCCAGTGTTTCATGAACGGACGCCACTGGAAGATATTTTTCATGCTGACGATGCAGTACTGCATGGACCTGAGTCCCGACCTCCGCGCCAACGTGGACTACGTGTTCATCGCCCGCGAGAACGTCATCCAGAATCGTGAAAAGTTGTACAAGTCCTTCTTCGGAATCTTTCCCAATTTTGACATGTTCAATCAGGTGATGACTGCGTGCACGGAAAACTACGAGGTTCTGGTCTTGGACAACACAAGCAAGTCCAATCGAATTGAGGACTGTGTCTTCTGGTACAAGGCCAAGATCCACACGAACTTTAGGGTCGGCTCATCTCAGTTTTGGAATCTCCATCAGAAGACATACAAAAAGTCAGGAGGTGCCACCAAGCCTGGTCAGGACCCCAATGAAGTCAAGCGAACTAGGAACGCCCAAACCCTACAAGTGAAAAAGTTGAAATAATTATTCAGGGAGAAAAACAATGCCAAAATGGGCATTGGAACAAAATGGAAGACAAGTCCATCGCCCTCGTGACTAGCGCACTCATATCTTCGGGTTTGGTGAGTGAGACCAAGGCGGGAGCGTTGGCCATTCATCTCGGCAAGGGTGCCAAGAACTGGTGCATCAGACAAATGAAACCAGGGAATGCGGACGAAACCCGCATCCAGATCCAAAAGTTCAACTCGAAGTTGTGGATGGAATATGTCGCCAGGAAGAACTACATATTCGATACCACCGAAAGTGGACTGGTCAGGCACAAGACACCACTTGTGGAAAAGCAGGAACGTCTCTTGACCATCAGGAACCAGATGGTTGGCGAAACATTTGTGCCACCCATCAAAAATATAAGCAAGAGGCTTCTGGATCAGGCGCGACTCAAACGCCTTCTTGTGCTAGTCAAGAAAGACATAGAAGAAATCGAAAATGAGATGAAGGGCATGTCAATGATAAATCAAAAACTGGAACGCTACTTCATTCGACGGCCTTCCTTCAAGCCCAAGATCTTCATAAACCAGGAAGACGAATACCTCGACCTTCCTGACATCACCAAGAGGAAACGCATTCTCAAGAGGCTTTTACACCTTCTGAATATGCGTCGTATTAGCAAGATGGAAAAGATACGCGAGAAACTCACACACGTTCGCAGGGACACGATGACCAAACTTGTTCAGATACAACGGGACATTTACATAAACTCCAATGAATGTTGGACGCGTGCAGAGAGGGCATCATTTTTGGACAAGAAGCATGCAGACGATGAACTCAAAACCGAACATGTCAAAATATCGGAACACATTTCGTCGAACCTTGGCGACTACATGATTGAGGTACCAAAGCCTTTCAAAAACGCCACAGTTATCACGGAAAATGAGACGCGAGCAAACTGGAAAAATCCAGAGTTCAAACGTCTCTACGCAAGTCGAATGCGATCACTGATCTACGCGATTCGCAACAACGACAAGTCCATGTTTTTGGACAGGATTAAGTCGGGTGAACTCAAGCCAAACACCTTCGACACCAAGGAGATATGGGATCTTTGGTATCAGGAACCAAAGAAGGAGGTGGTCGAAAAGAAGCCCGAGGAGTACGACGACGGTATGTTCAAGTGCGGTAAGTGCAAGTCCATGAAGACGACCTACGTGGAGAAGCAGACGAGATCTGCAGACGAGCCTATGACCTTATTCATCACCTGCAGGGTGTGTGGTCACGTGATGAAGCGTTAAAGGAAAGACGTGGAAGATATTTAGAATGTGTAGCATCTGTGGTGAAGATATTCCATTTGTCTGCAAAGCCCATGTCCGTTGTGGTCACCACGTTCATCAAGCATGTCGTCTCAATCTCATTCCTTTATCAAAATGTTCAATATGTAATAAAAATATAATTGATAAACTTGATGTCCGATTAAGTGATAATGATGAACCATGTCACAAACGTTGTGATAGAAACACACGACGCTACTATCCATCCTGTCCGGTGGAAGGATGTGGCATGGCTCTGCACAAATATCACATCATCACAAATAAACAATATCAAGAACTCATCGTGAAACTCGAAGGAAAGACGTTTGAAGAACGCATGGCGATCTACCTTTCTTACGGATTCCGTGAAGATGAGTTGGGCGGCGGAGAACTTGACGAAGAAACGTGGAAAAGGATTCAGACGATCATTTCTTCCTCTTCGCAGGAAAAGGAATCAGAAGATCGGGTCGTGGTTCCGAAAGAACCCAAATCAAAACCGGCCATTCCTCCACCCAAGACCTATGAACCCAGACAACTTGAACCGGGTGAGCGATACAAGCCACCTAACAAATCTAGGCGAGTTCAAGAACATGGAGCTTCTCTAAAAACTCTTGTTCCTCACTCTGTGAAGGATAGGGTTCATGCACCCCCTCAAGAAGATTTTGCTTTATTTTCACGAGGTCCAATTTAGAAAGGGTCACGGACCCAAGAATGTAGTCCTCGTAGGCTTCGGCTACCGCTGGAATTAGTGGCTTTATGAGGTCGTACATTGCCTTGGCGTACAACTGAATCTCCGGTTGGGCATGACTGTCCATCCTGAGACGCAGATAGTGAAGAAGGTTATGCAAGTTTATCTTCCAATAGAACTCTGTGTAGGTCGACAGAGGTAGATGTTCCCGTGCAGTTTCCCGCGCAACTCCATGGTCAAGCAAGCGTTGATAGACTTCAAATGCCTGTTCGCACGAAGCCTTTTGATCCCTTAGCAGTACCATGGAATCGGGTGAATCCAATACTCCATCAGAACCCTGATGGTTCACCTTGGACTGACCACGGAATTCGGAGGGGACGTGAAACTCTTCGGGCAACTGTGAATAGCGTCCCGATATCTCATTGATGCTGGCAGTCCGATGACGCATGTGCTGCCGAGCCAAGAAGATGGGCATCTTTATGTGAAACTTGAACTCCACCATCTCAAACGGAGTTGTGTGGGCGTGACGGAGCAGGTAGCGAATAAGTCCGCGGTCACTCCGAACACTCTTGGTGCCTTCTCCATACGAAACGCGGGCGGACTGCACTATGGCGTGGTCAAGATCCTCCCTCGGCATTGTATCGACAAGACGTACGAACCCATGTTTCTCAACACGAATTTCTGACATTTATCCTACTAACGAATATATTCTCTAATTAACATCACATCACAAACCCCATCCACAGGAAGACCCTTGTCCTTCCAGCCTTCTAGACCGTCCTCGAGCACGAAGATATTGGTGAATCCATAATTGTTCATGTGAACCTTGGCCATCTTGGCGACCAAGGACTCTTTATTATTTCCATAGAGCACTATGGCTTGGTCGAATCCAGGGAACGTTCGACCCGTTCCAGAAAAAAGTCCTTCGCCTCGCTTTTCCACGTCCATGTAAGTTACCTTTTTGACTTCCTTTGGCTTTTCTTCTACTTTCGCAGAGGTAGTTGTTTGCATTACAATGGGTTCATTTTGTCTGGCGACCTCGGCGTCATACATCCGGAACGCCCTCTCCAAGTCAGTCTCTTTGTTGATCTTCAAGTTGGTTGCGTTTTCAAACTTTTTGGACTTCTCGGCAAATTCCATGGGCTCTATGTTCCTCAGCGGTCTCACTTGTTCAAAAGCAATTCTAGCATCATTTTCAGTCACCCTAGCATTATTGGCTTCGTCGGTGGCGACAATGACCCTACCTCTTGCCATCAACAGGCGATCTGAACGTTCGCGGAGTACCCTTTCCTCATAGGACCTCTTTTGAATTCGCTTGGGGTCATTTTCTCCGGCGAGGATAGCGTTTATCCGATCGAACTCTACCATCGGGAAATTGATTGAGTTGGGAAGTCTGCAGTTCTGGAAATGCGTCTTAGAACCTACATGAATCAACATGAGATTTGGTCGTGACAATCTGAGACTGTGTAATTGTTCTGGCGAAACCATTATATTAGTATTACTCATAATTTCTTACGGCGAGAGCCACGGGGAAGCGAGGGATGCCGTCTTGGGTGAGTCCCTGGAACTGAACGGTAAGCATCTCGCCCATCAACTTGCCTCTATTCTTCCACAGCTCCCTTCGGCTCTCAATGGTTCCCTTAGGCCTGGCTTTGAATGTGTCACCGTCCTTGGTTTCGCAGATCCAGATGGGTGTCCCGCGGTCCTTGCCTTCTGCCTCCTCGGCGCCCACGATTTCAAACTCCTCGGTCATCATCTTCTTGTACTTGATGCACTGGGACGAGCGCCTATTGAGCAAATAGGGACTTTCTGCCACGCGCACCACCACGCCCTCGTGACCCTCTGCCACGAACTTGTCGTGATATTTGTCAGCATCCTTGGCGGTCCCTTGATAGGCTGGAACAATCTTGATCATGGGGTGATTGATTTTCTTGACGATTTCCTCTAGCCTTTCGTAGCGTTCCATGAAGGGCTTCTCCAGTTGACTGAGACGGAAATAGTCAAAGCAATGAAACTCCAACTTGGGTGCGTAGGGACTTTCAGAACCACGAGCGGCACTGGTGATCTGTTCAAAGTCCAAGTCCTTGCAGAAGAGTTCACCATCCAAGAACTCGCCCTCCTCCAACTTTCCTTCCAGTGCCTTCTCCAAGTGAGTAAGATGTTCAATCCTCTGTTCATTCCTTGACTGTAATAGGAGACCTCCACCCGAAAATCCGGCGAGCATCCTGACACCATCCAACTTGGGCTGAAAGCGAATGTCACCGTCAATTCCATAGGACCTCTCGTTGAATGAATAGAGTAGCATGGGTCTGAGGACTGTCTCGGATCTCAATTGCATGTTGTCCATGTACCCCAACTTGACCTGCTTGCGCCACATCTGTGCGGCTTGCTCCTCGATGGGAGTCTTGCGTTTGGCATCTGGAGGGCGTTCCGTTACGGATCTTTTACCATCGATAAGACCCGTGGTTCGTCTAATCATTCCGTTGACGACCTCGACTTGCCAAATGCGAGTCTTTCCTTTGGCATCTTTGCCATAAAGTGCAGGAAAGAACGACATTTAACTAATATAGTGTTTTTTGTTTAAACCCCAGTGGAACCGAATCCTCCGGCACCCCTAGATGTCAACTGAGGGTCTGGAATATCTGACGGGTCGGGAGCCACTGGAGTATCCTGAATCGGGATTTGTGGATATAGCTCCGGGTCCTCAACAAGGTCACAGTGCTCATAACGTTCCATGATCAACTGTGCGATACGATAACCCTGCTTAATATGAAACGGTCGGTTTCCGTGGTTGAACAGAACGACCCTTAGTTCGCCCTCGTAGTCACGGTCTATGACGCCGGCACCCACCTCGATGCCGTGCTTTACGGTCAGACCCGAGCGACTGGCGATGCGTCCGTAGCATCCCTCTGGAATCTTCACGCGGATTCCTGTGGGGACCACGAACCTCTTGCCCTCGTGGACAACGCAGTCCGAGCAGGCATATAGATCATAGCCCGCGGAAAGTTCTGTGCCCCGGGTCGGTAACATAGCATCAGAATGCATCTTCTGAACAACTAAGGTATTCATATTTTTGGTATTTACTTATAGAACCTTTTCTTTAAATACCATGCAGTGATAAACAGAGCTATGAAATACCATATTTTATTATAGAAAAACCTTGAAAATTGAATGATGTAAGCCAGAAGATATTGAAAAGGATTTGTTGGGTTGGCCGAGTTTCGCATAAGAAAGCGCGTCACTTTGGTCCACAACCAGTTTATGAATATAGACCATT